GAAGTAATGCACCAGTTGAAGTGTCAAATATGTATGCTTTACCAGAATCTGCGCCACCTGCATCATCTTCAAATAGCGCACCAACTATAGCATACGATTCGGTTATTGCAACTAAATTACCAAATCCATCACCTGCTGATGTATTATATGCATTTGGATTATCTAGAGTATGAAGTAATGCACCAGTTGAATTATCATAAATGTATGCTTTACCAGAATCTGCGCCACCTGCATCATCTTCCCTCCATGCACCAACTATGGCATATGATTCAGATATTGCAACTCTATAACCAAAATAATCACCTGCTGATGTATTATATGCATTTGGATTGTCTAGTACGAAATTTGGTGGATCTTTTTTAATTGTTAAATTTTGTATGGTAGTTTCACCGTTAAGTAAAAATACATCATTTCTTTCATAACCTGCAGCAGGTTTTACAATTACGTTACGTATATCTTCACCACTAACAGTTGTGTTCGGAGGTACAGTTAGTGGCAATGCTTCTTCATAAGTTCCAGGAAATATGTGTATTGTAACAGGTCCTGCTGTGCTACCGTCTGCTGCATCTAATGCTCTTTTAATAGTTCTAAAGGGTCCTTGTGGATGGTCGCCTTCATTATTGTCATCGCCTCCTACGGCTACATAGAAAGTATTTCCTATTTTCCTGCCTAAATCACTTAATGCGCCAATTGCAATTGATTGGACTGTTAAAAGTTCTCCATTCAACAAAGGAGAATATATCTGCCCAAACGTTTTATCGGCTGTTCCAAGTGAGTATGTGTTATCCTGTGCAGGAGTTAAAGGTACAGTTAGTTCAGCGTTAATAATAATGTTATCTTCGTCGCCGCTTCCTAAAACTAAATTTCCATCAGCAGTGATATTGCCTGTTGCATGGATACTTCCGTCAACCCAAGTATTTGTTTGGACCTCTACTGTACCAGTACCACTAGGATTTAATTCGAGATTAGTATTGCTATTATAAGTTTTAATAAAGTTATTTTGTGCAATAAGTTGATCAGTGCCGAGTCCAGTTAAATTAATTGTAGACTGAGAATCAAGATATATAGAACCGCTATCTATGCCTATAAAGTTAGGACCTATTGACCAATTATCAAATCTAGCAGTATTAACGCCAATTAAATTTTGAAATTGAGCTGTATTTGGAATATAGAGTTCTGATAATGGCTCGCCATTATAGTTTATGCCTATTTTTCCAGTATTTACATCTAACCATAAAACTGGTGTAGTATCTAATGTATTTCGGAATTTGAGATTACGTCCTTGACGTTCTAAGTTTGAGGATAATAACGGTCCAGAAATTCTACCAACTTGTGCCACATTTTTCTCCTTGCACAGTATTTATAGTGTTATTTGTCAAAATTATGTAGGACTGTTATAGGCTTGTCTAGATCTGGTGCGCTTGAAAATTGTATGTACCATCCAGGAAAGTATACTGTTGTAGTTCCTGCTTTTAGGATAGCTCCTGAATTTACAACATATTGTCCTAAATCTGCACCAGTTGTATCAACGCCAACTTCAATTTGGGTAGGACTAACAATACTGATAATATTATGGCTACCTGGACTGTTATTTACATCTGTATTTAACGATTCTAATATATCATCTAATAAACTATCAACACCGGATATGTACACCTGATCAGTATCAGTTAATAAATGATTATTTGCAGTTTCAATTACAGTAGTAGGTCCTGCACTTATAATATTACTAATAGGATTAGAAACTGGTCCTGGATTTTGAACTAAGGTATAGTTGGTTCCTGAAATTTGAAAAACATTTTCAACAAAAACTAATATGTTTTGTGCTGCTGCAGGAACGGGATAATCTGAATCTCCACTATTTAAAGGACCAAAAATTGTTTCAACAGCATCTCCACTACCTAAATTTTGCTGGGTTATGCCAACATGGTTTGGTTCTTTATATCTAACTTTCCTCCATGCAGAATTTTGATAAAATTCAAATTCATTAACATCAGTATTATAACGCAAATAACCATTAATAGGAGTAACTGGTCTTTCAGCAGTTGTTCCTTTTGCTACAAGCATTGCTTTCGTAGTGTCAATAACCGTATTATCGGTTATATCATGTTTAACACCTGTACCTTTAATGCTACGAAGATTTGTTGTTTGTGCTTTTATTAAACGCATTACAACTCCATGTAACTAATAGTAGCACTTAAATTTGTAAGACCACCGCCGATATCAGGCTCTGCAACAAATACAACCCTGTCACCTGCTTCTAAGATTATCCTTTCGCTATCAAAAGTAAAAGTTTCAGTTGCAGGTAAAGTTAAATTATTAATAATTCTAGTTACGCTATTACTAACAGGATCACCAGGAGGTACAAAATGTATGTCAAAGGTAGCTTCATCAGTTAGACTATTATTACACACTAGTATATTTGTGATAGCATAGGTTTTTTCAGACGGTACTAGTAATAGGGTTTGTTGTGTTGCTTGTAGTTGTGCATTTGTAATTGCCATCAATTATTCCTTAAAAAATCATGCTGTATACAACAGCCCTGTTCTTACTTATTAGTTCATCTCGAGTATTACTTTTATTTACAAAATATATTCCTGTATTACCAGTATATTCTGTTTTTGCATACAATTTTACGCCATCACTAGGAACTGTTGGATCTAATAATACATCATCTACTCCAGGAGTTTCTGTTAACTGAAGAGTATCTCTTATTACAACATTTCCTGTTCCTGGTGCATCTATAATCAAATCTTCGTTACTATCTAGTAATGTTATTTTGTTTTTTAAAAATCCAATACTCTCAAATTCAACTCTATCAGTATAAAAATTTGCTGTTGGCAAATTATCAACTCTGATATTCACCTGACTTTCATTACCGGTTGTATCAATATCTCTAGCTGCAACCACAGTATCAAAATCTGTAATAATACTTGTTCCTAATGAATTTAATGAATAAATGAAAAAATCTTGTATAGCTTTTGCGTTTGGAATATGATCATCGTCTACAATAACACCGGCACCTGCAAATGCTTCTTCAATTACTCCTGAATTATTATATGTAAAAACTTTCTTTTCATAATCATTTGTATTAGTTACGCTGATTACACCGTTACCTACGTCAACAAATAGTGTTCCGTCGGCTTTAATACCGTTGGTGTGCAACGGAATTAATCCATCAGCAGTGTTTTCTAATTTCCATGTACCAACTCCACTATTTCCACCTAATGTCCAATTAATATTTTCATCAAATACTATTCTTGCAGTTGCTGCTGAGCCTCTATCAACTTCTATTCCACTTTGATAATTTTTTAATGCACTGATTCCAATGCCGGTTTCTCCACTATTAAGTGTAATAATATTATCTTGAACAAAAGTATCAGTTGATTCCACAGTAGTTGTTGCGCCTTCAACTTCTAAACTTCCACGGATAACTACTGTTCCGGCAGGTTTCCCGCCAGAAGTTGCGCCTCTAGCCGTGTCAAGGATAATTTCTCTGCCTGATTCTACTTTTACGGTATAATTCCCGTTTTCTACTTTTAAAACTTTTGACATAAATTTCTGTCCAAAATGTGAGGCATTAACTGCCTCACTTTAAAATAATATTAAATTATTGTTTAGGTAATTCAACACTTAAAACTGCATTAGGAACGTCAGCATCTTCTCTATTATCTGCATCTATTCCAATATTGTAAATAACGTTTTCTGCGTTAGGTAAAGCAGCTCCTGCTCCTGAACCTTCGATTTGCACAGTTTTATTTCTTAGTTTAGTTACTTGATAAATTGTTGAATCTGAACCTCTAGCGTCGATTGTAAATTCACCTGGAGCTAATGCTTCTCCGCCGCCTGTTCCTGCTTTATTAACTAATTTTAATGTTTCACCAGCAGTAGGATCAGCATTATCAGAATCAAGTCTTACCCAAAATTTACTATCACCTTTTTGTTTGTAGATATGAGCGGCTGTTGTAGCTTCTGCTCCGCTTGTAAAATAGTGACGACTTACTGCAATACGTCCTGTACCATATCCAATTTTTCTTTTATTAACCGGTCTTCCCATTTGTTTCTCCTTATAAATACGGGTTCTATCCGTTACGCTGTGGGAACAGCATAAGTCCGCCCTGCGGCACACTTAAAGTATTTATCCTCTATTGTTGTTGTTTTGTTTTTGTTCTAACCATGCTTTTTTTGCCCAATCTGGTAAATCCTTAAACTTGTAATTTGTTAAACCTATTTGTTCATTTTCGTCTTGGGTTTCTAATTTTTTGTGCATTGTTTACTCCTGTAATCTTTTATTGCTGCTTTAATTGCATCTTCTGCTAAAACTGAACAATGGATTTTTACTGGAGGTAGTGCTAATTCTTCTACTATTTCTGTATTTTTAATTTCAAAAGCTTCGTTTATTGTTTTACCCTTTACCCATTCTGTTGCTAAACTACTACTTGCAATCGCACTGCCACACCCAAACGTCTTGAACTTTGCATCAACAATACGTTCATCTTCTACACGAATTTGTAATTTCATAACGTCACCGCATTCCGGTGCACCAACTAGGCCTGTACCAACATCCGCTGCGGATTTGTCTAAACTGCCAACATTCTTAGGATTATTATAATGTTCTAGTACTGCATCTGTATACGCCATGGTTTTTTCTCCAAAAAAAAAGCTCTATAAAAATATTTATAGAGCTTTTAATATTATATATCTAACTTAGATATAATTAGCTGAAGCTTACATTACCATTAGTAATTGCTACTTTTCCTAAATAATCAGCAGCGTTACCAAGAGATGATGCTGTATTTGTAAGTTCTACATAACCATATCGTGTCATAAAGCTCACGACTGGCTCAAATGTAGCTGGATCAAGTACAACACCACTGCTCATCAACGGAATGTATGGGCAGTAGAATGCAGCAGCATCACTTTCTGTTGAACCTTTGTATCCAATCAATACATCAGTAGCATCACTTGCATATGTATCAACATATACTTTCATAGCGTTATTCAATGTACCAACAAATTTTGTATTAGTTGGTGCTTCAAATGTTCCTTCTGTAGTACGTGCAAATGCACTTGTTGTAGCACTTTGAAGGATTGTAAGTGCAAGTGGAGATACCACAGCCCAATTACCAGCGCCTCTTCGTGTTCGCTGTGCAATCAAGTTTGATACTCTGTTGATCTGAACTGCAAGTGCAGCATGCTCATCACCAACAAATGTAGCTGTACCACTTACTGCTGCCTGATCAAATGTTTCTGCAGCACCGCCTGCTAATGTTCGAAGGCTGTTAAGTACTTCTTGATCAATTTCAGCGGTAATTTCTTGGGCCAAAGCTGCCATAATTTCAGCTTCAATGTCAATTCCGTGTTGTGCTTGAGCATCTTGAGCAGCTTCAAAAGTCCAACGAGCGCTGAGCTTTCGTGTTTTAGCTTCTACAGTTTGCTTCAAGATTTGGATTGACATTCTTCTACCAGCTGCACCTTCTAGTGCTGCTGTTGAATCAGCTTTACCATTTGGATCAGCTGCATTGTTACCTGAATAACCTTGAGCAATTTTAAATGGTGACAATGCTTCTTCGCCTGCAACAACACCTTGTGCAGTGTCAGCATATCGTACACGTAGTGTATGGATCTGGCCAACTGGTCCAGTCATTGGTTGTACACCAACAATTTCATTAGCAATAACTGTTGGCATTACACGTCTGATAACTGGTAAAATAACTCTATTTAAAGTAGCAACATTTCCAGCAGATGTAGCACCAGCTGATGCACTCTCAATAAGATATTTTCTTGTGTTTTCTAGTGTGGCAGCCATTACCGATTTCTTAGTGCCTTGGAGGCCTTCTAAAAGTGCAGTTCTAGTATCCTGCCAGCGACTTTCTAATAATTCTGACATTTAATTTCTCCTTAATTAAGTCCTGCAAGTCTTCGAATGTCGATGACATTATCACTTGCACTATTATTTGTTTTTGTCTGATTTTCTTTATTGCCTGTAATTTCTTTGCCTTCTGTTAAAACTGCCTTTTTTTCTTGTGTTTTGCCGTCAATGACAGCTGGTAGATATCTTTCAAATGATGATCTTAATCTATCAGTTTGTACACTTTCTAAAAGGTCTAACATGATAGATTTTTGAGATTTATTTAACGGATCTGTTAGTTCTGATAAAATTCTATTGCGTTCAATTGAACTTTTAATAGAAGATAATTTTTTATCTTTTTCCGCAATAATCTTCTTTGCTTCAAGTACTGCTTGTTTTGCTTGATTAACTTGCTTATCTTTCAAGCCAACAATTTTTAACAATCTAGCAGTATCTGATTTTTCATTAAGATAACTGTTCATATATTCACTACTAAACGCTTCAAATAATCTGCGTCCAAAGTCATTTTTACGAGCAGTTTCTATGTCTTCTTTCAACTGTCCAATTTCTCTGTTTAGTACTTTTTCAACTAATCCAGATACTTTGTCAGTGCTTTTTTGTACAAATGTAGCTTTAATTTTGTTAAAATGAGTTTTTGCTTCTCTTACTAATCTAACTTTAGTTTCAGCTAAATCATTCTTATCTGTCTGGAATTCAGCTATTTCTTTTGCTAGATTATCAACAATAAATTCTTCTAACATTTTAAATTTGTTAGCTACTGTTTTTTGATCCTCATGTAGTTCTTTTACTTCTTTTGCCAAGCTATTTGCTACAAAAGTTTTAAGTACACCTGCATTTTCACGCATAGCAATTGTATATTTTGCTTTAGCTTCAATTAGTTGCTTCCGATCTTCGGCAAGTTCAGCCATTTCTTGTTGCAAACGCTCACTTACCATTTTATCAACTGCTTCAACCATTAAAGTTTTGTCATACTCGTATTTTTGAGCAAATTCTTCTCGAAGTTGAGCTGTTACCATTTGTTTGTTTTCTTTAACTTTACGGTTCCATGCTTCTTCGATTTCTTGACGCACGTCTTCTGTAACTACATCATTTTCAAATAAAGTTTTTAGTGCATCCAACATATATTCTCTCCTGTTATTGGAGTCTACTGATTATGTTAATCAGTGATTCTTTTAAGTATTTTTGTGCCTTTTTATCTTCTTTAGTTGCCTGTGCTAATTCATATGCCTTATAACCACCTCGTGTATTCATAAGATGTTCGTATATTGGAGTTGGATAAGCACCAGGTGCGCTTGGTTGAGCAACTACATCAACTGTAATTATCTCAAAATCACTTACTTCTCCACTTCCGTCTTCTTTAACATTACCCGAACCTCTACTAGAAACGCCTAATTTTACACCGCTTTCAAGCATAGTTCTTACTAGTTGTCCCATTGGTGTTGGTAATATTTTCATTTTGCCGTAGCCATTTGGACCGTCCATCCACATTTCATTTATCATGTGACTTACACGATCCAAGTTGACTGTTAGACCTTCGGGATGATCTACTTCTCCGAGAACACTGTACCCACCTTGTATCTGTTCGCTGAGGGTTTTGACAGCCCTGCCAATTTCATTTACAGGATAAACACGCTGATTAGCGTTACGCACTCCACCTTGTATACAAATTCCCTTCATATACAAGTCTTTTCCTTCGTTGGCATTCTCAACGATTACTTGTGCTTGGTCAAAAGTTAAATGTTCTCGTAAAAAATTCATTCCTAGTCCTTATCTGCTGCCAACAATTGATTTTTTGTTAGCTGCGGTGTCACCGGAACCTTTTTTCTCTGCTCCATGACCTTTTGGTACTGCAGTCATTTTTGTAGCAGACTTTGCTCCAGGTACATTAACATTTTTAGTGTTCATGTCTTTTTTATTCTGGTCACTTACTGGATTACCGTGTAAGTTACCTTTATTAGCTTCTACACCAGCTTCAGTATCAGCTCTTAAAATATTTTGAGTTGTACCACCCATGTCATTTTTTCCAGCAACAACTGATTTAGTATTAGCGCCGTTATCACCCATTTTTCCAAATTGCTGATATTCGTTTCCACCAATTTTGTTTACATACTCTCGCATTAATTCTGCATTACTTTTTTTTTGTGATTCGTATGCAAAACTTTCTTCTTCTGGCTCTTCGTCATCCATGTCCATGTCACCTTCTTCTTCGTCCCCCATGTCCATGTCACCTTCTTCTTCGTCATCCATGTCCATGTCACCTTCTTCTTCGTCCCTCATGTCCATGTCACCTTCTTCTTCGTCCCCCATGTCCATGTCACCTTCTTCTTCGTCCCCCATGTCCATGTCACCTTCTTCGCCTGCCATTAGTTGTTCAAACTCGGCTTTAAGGTCAGCTAATTCTGCTTCAAGATCTTTAATGTCATCTTGTGTTACAGGCTCGTCGCTATCCATGTCAGCATCCATGTCCATGTCCATGTCACCTTCTTCATCGTCCATGTCCATTTCCATGTCATCCATTGGATCTCCGTCCATTTCCATGTCA